CGCTCGCCATGTTCGCCGCCTGGTCAAGATGACGCCAGACGAGGCAAGACTTGCCGGGATAGATGAGAGCACGGCCTGGCGTTATACAAGAGAAGCAGATTCGAAAGACAACCTTGCACCACCCACAACAGATAACTCCTGGCGTGAGATGAGGTCCATTGATTTGCCCAACGGCGATAACGTCGGCGTGGTTGAGGCGTGGGCTTGGCCGGATGCGTTCTCGGATATCACGGTGCAGGATCTCGAAGCAGTTAAAGGCAGGATGAAGGAGGGCGATTGGCGATTGGATGTTAGAAGCAAGCACTGGTTTGGGAATGCCGTTGCCGAGGTGCTGGAGCTTGATGTTTTAGAGGCGAGCGTTAAGAGCAAGATCAAGCAGTTGATGGAGGTATGGATCGACAACGGCCAGTTCGAGATTTTTGAGATGGTCGACGCAAAAGCACGGCGCAGTTTTTCTTATGTGAGGCCGCTTTGGTCAACCGAAGAGCTCGCGCCGTTTTAAAAAGAAAGGGGATCGAATGAATTACAACGAACAAATGGAACAGAAAAAATTAGAAAGAATCGACTTTGGAAAGGTCTATTGGTGTCCGAGTCTCAACAAGCATTTAGAGCTATGCGGCGTTGATCTTACGGATGGCGCTTCTTTCTTTGCCAGGGAGTTTGATGTTGAAGACTGGGATTACGCGGGAGAGGTTTATCACGCCGTGGAAAAGACCCAGCTTTTTTTAGTTGAGGATTCGAGGAATTAAGAAACCGCCCACTGCCCTTAAACGAATGTTCAAGCGGATTGCGACGGTGGGCGGTTTTTTGTGAAGGAGAGATTATGAGTTTGGATGTGCAGCATTTACATAAGCAGTTAGATGCTATTGCGGTTTTAAAAGACGCAAGTTCAAGTGGCTTTGATCGCAAGCTACGCAAATTAATCGTGAAAAATTTTAGGGTGTGGCACGGCTTAGAAAAAGAACAAACAGAAAACGTGATTGAAAAGTGGCACCACTTAAAACTAATAGAGGAGGAGCGATGAGTATTTTAACGAGTTTGATCCAGCCAGTGGCAAACATTGCGACCGGGATAATTAAAAACAGAGGCGAGCTAAACGCGGCAAAACACGCATCAAAGCTGGCTCGGCTTCAGAACGACGCAGATTGGGAGGCCAGGGCAATGGATGCGAGCGCCAACAGTTGGAAGGATGAGTTCTGGACCATCATTCTTTCTATCCCGATCTTTGCCATTGGTTACAGCATCGTGATGGATGATCCAGAGATCATTGCCCGGACCAAGCTGGCGTTCACTGCCCTCGAGGATTTGCCCGATTATTTCCAAATGCTTCTCTTTATCGCCATTAGTAGCAGCTTCGGGCTCAAAGGCGTCGACCGCTTAATGCAGCTAAGGAAAAAATAATGAGCCCCGACATAGACCTTGATATCGACGGTGACGGAAAAGTCACACAAGAAGAAGCACAACTGGCCAGCAAGCTCGAAAAGGACTCGACCATGTTGTCGCAATCCTGGCTGGCGATTACTGCGATGTGTGTTTATCCGTTCCTGGCACTGTTGCCGTTAGATGCGGATCGATTGCAAACAATCGGGTCAATTAGCGACCTCTTTTATATATCAATGGCCGGGGTAATTGCGGCTGCTTATGGCAGCCAGGTAGTGCTCAAACGGAACGGAAATAAATGATTGAGATTGTTTTTGTAGCCGGGTTTTTAGCTGGTTATTTACTCGGAAAAAGTGCGTAGGTGCGTAGGTGCGTAAGTTTCAGACCTACGCACTTTTTATGACCTACGCGCTCGCAAAGCCTTATACACCAAGGGTTTGCCAATGTGCGTAAGTTCGTGGGTGCGTAAGTTTGTTTTGGCAACTTACGCAAGGAAAAACTTCAATGGAATCAATGCTTTAGGAGGTGTGCGTAAGTGCGTAGGTTGCCCTATATATATATATATGCTGCAACTTACGCAGTTGCGCAAATTATGAGTAAGTTGGAGGAGAAATTTGCCGCACAATTGGATGAAGCTGGCATCCGATATGTGCGGGAGAAAATGCTGATACCTGGTCGAAGGTTTCGGTTTGATTTTCTTTTTCCTCGGCATTGGTTGGTTGCCGAGATCGAGGGAGGAACCTGGAGCGGGGGAAGGCATACGACTGGTGCTGGATTTCATAAGGATTGTGAGAAATATAACTTGGCCCTTGAGCATGGTTACCGGGTGCTTAGGTTCACGAGCACTATGGTGTCTAATCGTTCCGCGCTGGACCAAGTGGCAAGAGTGGTGTGTGGGAAACCTCGTAAGAGCAAATCTGAGGGTCAAGGAGAGCTTTTGTGATCTGTACCCAGTGCTCAGGTCTAACTTTTGTTGTGGACACTCAGAAGGACTCTCAGAGCGTGATAAGGCGAAGAGAGTGTAAACAATGCGGACTAAGATTTAACACTCGCGAAAGTTACTTTACGAGGCCAATTCGTGAACGCAAAATACAAGTCGTGCCAGAGGCAAAACCTAAGCCTCTGACGCGCCGTGCAAATGATTGGGAGCGCGAGGCACTGGTCGTGCCGAAGAATGGTTACAACGAGTTTGATGAGCTCGAGAGCGACATTTTACGAGAGATAGGAGTTGATGAAAGTGGCTGGACAGAAAATTACTAAGCAGTTGTACGCTCGGTTAGATCTGAGCGAACAGGACATTTTCGAAGACTTGGCAACCGGGCTTCCGGTGACCGAGGCAATCCGGAAATACCAAGTATCCAAGCGGATATGGTATGGATGGCTAGACCGTAAACCTGGTCGTAGGGATGATTATAAGCGAGCTCAAAGGCATTTTGCGGAGACTCTGGCCGACGAGACGATCAAGATCGCAGACTCTTGTATCGACACTGCGGACGCGCAGATAGCAAAGGTAAGGATTGATGCGAGACGTTGGATTGCTGGCAAGGTAGATCCCGAGCGCTATGGCGAGAAGCAAGGACCAGCGGTTCAGATCAATCTACAGTCGGAACATTTGCAAGCATTAAAGGATATCAACAGTGAAGATGTTGTACCTGTTAATCATAGTGATCGACGGGAGTGACGCGGAGAGCGATCCTCGGCTGCTGTTTCAAAGCGCCTTTGATTGTAACCGTCACGCCCTCTACACAGAGAGACAGGCAACGTCTCAAGACCGCATGAACACTGGGCCTCAACAGAATATTACAGCCTATTGCAAGCCAGTGGTAAGGCCGAAGAATACACTGGCGATAGAGGACAGCCGCTCTCTCACGCAGTGACAGAGCAAGAAGGGGCGAATGCGCGGGGAAGAAACGGAAAAAGATCAACAAAAACAAGGGCTTACGAGTGTATGCTTGTAAATGTGCTGTATGGTTGTACACATAGCCATACACAGACAGATCAAGAAGTGTAATAAAATCAATAACTTACAAATACCCCCCCTTTTAACTATACCGGGGTGGGGGTGGAGGGGGCTAGGCCCTCACTCACCAGATTTTTCAGCTAAAACCCAAGGCTGCGAGAGCCAAACCTGGTTCTCGAGCATGGCTAATTGCTCTCGAGGAATTTTTTTATCAATCCTCCCGCCTTTCTTCGCTAATTTTTTTTTCAACGTAGCAATTTTCTGCCGCATCGCGTAAATCCTGAACAACTGCTTAATCGTCAAACCAACCTCCTCTTAAAAAATTCATAAAAAAGCCCCTCCGAAAAGGGGCTCTCTCTCAGCCGGGAAAAAAACGCCCTCGCGTCGGGACACCAAAAGGCAGGGCGGAAACAAACCCCGGCAAAGCCAAGCATCAATACATTTTTCTTTTTTTCTTTCCTTTCACTGGTTTTTTCTTAGCAGGTCTACCGCGCTTGTTTCCGTAAGTGCCTTTGCCTTGAGGCATTTGATTTCCTCCCTTTTATCGTTTTTTTGGTTTTGGTTTTTTTGCAGTCTTAGCAGCTGCCTTAAAGTTCGCAGCCGTTGGCGCTCCCTTGGTGCCCGGCTTTCGCATCTTCTCGCCCGACCCTGCTTTGATCCTGCGCTTTTTAGCCGCTATGTTCGCGTACAATCCCTTTTTCTTCCCTGGCATCTATTTTCTCCTAGCTCGTTTTTTAGCAGTGTCAGACAACTGCCCAAAATGAAATAATCTCACTGACGTTTTGCCGTGTGTTTTGCCTGAATGCAGCTGGCCATTTGGCATCTTGTGCATGTTTCCGTTGTAGGCTGTCCCATCTTTGGTGTAGTGCTTAACGCCTTTTGCCATCTATTTTCTCCGTGATTTAGTCCCGGCACACTTCCAGCGCTTACGAGAGAGCCGCAGGGGAGAGTTTGGGTTTTTTGCAGCCTTCGGGCTGCGTTTCATTTGCCCGGCACTCCTGGCGCAATAGGCATCGCCTTTTTTGGTGCCAGCCCGAACTCGAGGTCCGCCGTCCTTCGCCTTTCCAGCTTGGCCATAGCTCACTTTCTTGCCGGAGCTCGTTACCTTGACTCTGGCTTTGCCTTTCCTAGGCGTGGCCATTACTTAGGCGGATAACCGGGCTTGCTGCCTGATACCGTGATGCCGCCGACCATCGCTGCGTTCTTATTTGCTTTGGTCCCTTTGCCGGATGTTTTTTGTGATTTTTGGCCTTTTTTGTACATTGGAGTTCCTCCTGGTTGGTTAAGCCCTCATTCTGAAAAAAAAATTAAATAAATTCAACTAAAGTGTGAACCAAAGGTTTACAAAGATTACAAAAAAGATGTATACTTGCTGTAAATCACAACGAGACAAAACGGAGAAACAAAATGAACGAGACACTTAAACCACATAATGCCATTAAATCTTTTTTAGAAGCGCAGTTGTATCACGTTAGAATCCGAATTTCCTTCGGAGATTCTGAGCTTTATCATAACTGGGAAGGCATTGAGTCTCTTAATGGATTGCCGTTATCTGCTTACAACATTTATAACTATTCCTTAATTTGCCGCGATGATGACAAAATCGTATTACAGCGAGCCGTTGAAATAGTGAAACTTTTTGTTCTTTTTCAAAAGCGGTTGCCATCTTTTAAAGTCATTTGGAATTTAATTACTTTGCCACGCCTTCGCTTTGATTGTGCGGTAAGAGCATTTGAAAATCGTCTGGCGTCAGAAAACGATTTCGTCTTTTTAAGAGATCGTGAAGAGACCGCTAGAGAAAGATTTGCGCGGAAGGTTTATAAAGATTCTAGTGAGTTTATTGCTGATATTCTTGCGAGGGCAGCTTAATGCACAATAGACTTTTAATTTCATGCGCTGGTCGTAAGCTCGGGCAATTTGCCCGGGCAATCGATCTTTATCAGGCTCGCCAGTTTAATCTTGCGAAGGAGCTCCGAGAGCTCAACTGGCAGATCACCATCATTTCTGCGAAATACGGCTTGGTTGATGCCGATCAAGTGATTGCCACTTACGATCAAAAAATGACTCTAGCGCGATCTAACGAAATCCTGTCTGGCGATTTGCCTGACATCAGCGGAACAACCAATTACGTCTACGGCGGCGAGCTCTATCGACGCATAGTGAGAGAGCTTGATCAAAACGTGGTCGAGATCATTGGCCGCAATCGAGGCAACGGTGACCATTATTCGCACTTGGCAGGGATCGTAGCCGAACAAAAAACGCCTAACAGAATTCAAATCGGCTTATAAATACATCAAGGGGATCATTATGAACAACGAAACATTTTTCAAAGCAGTAAACGAAGAAATGGGTTACGAGTACGTCAAAAATCCAGAAGACCAAACGCTTGTAAAAACAAGAGACACGATTGCTGATTTCAAAGCTGGCGCAGCGATGAACGGCGCAGAGTTTGACTCTAAAGTCGAAACCAGTTTTGGCACGATCTACAAATTAGTAGTTGGCGCTCATGAGCTCATCGTTATGGACGATGGTAAATTTCGATACGCTTGGAAGGATTAAGGAGGAAGCATGACCATCTACGGATACATCAGAGTCAGCACCGAAGACCAGATCGACAACACCTCTCTCGAGACGCAAAAGAGCATGATCGAGGGCGTTGCCAAAGCTAATCAACTGCCGGACAACAAAATTGTCTGGCTCGAGGACGGTGGCATCTCCGGCGTGAAGCCTTTTATGGAGCGCCCAGCTGTTGCACCCAAGGTCTTCCGCAACGGTGATGTCATTATCGTCTCTGCCTTAGATCGTTTCTCTAGGGATATGCGCGATTGCCTGAACGCCGTGCATGAGCTCAAGGAGCGCAGAGTTAAGCTCATTATCAATGGCCACGGCGACGTAACCGATGACAGCAACCTTTACTCGCGCTTGATGTTTGAAATCCTCGGAGCCTTTGCAGGGCATGAGCGAAGGACCATTCGTATGCGTATGGCCAACGGCAAAAAAGCCAAGTCCAAGAAGGGCGGTTACATTGGCGGCAAAGTGCCTTGGGGCATGGAAGTTGTGGGAGAAGGGCAGGACGCAAACCTGGTCCCTTTATTTTCGAGAAGGGAAGAAGCGATCTGGAGAATGAAGAACATTCGCAACCGAGAAAACAAATACGGCAGAAAAACTTCCTATCGTGCTGTAGCTGAAGAGATCACAAAGATTTATAATTGGCCGATCAATCACAACACTGTGAAGGCCATTGTCGAACGCAGCTAATCCCTTTAAAGATTTCCTAAAACGCTATCGCCACGATCCTGTGGCGTTTGTGCGTCAGGTTTTAAAAACGGAGCCCGACACCTGGCAGTCCGATCTACTAAACGCCATTCAATCTGGTGAGCGTAAAATCTCAATTCGCTCGGGTCATGGGGTCGGAAAAAGTACGACGGCATCCTGGGCAATGCTCTGGTTTTTAATCACCCGGTACCCAGTTAAGATCGTGGTAACGGCACCAACGAGTGCGCAGTTGTTCGATGCATTGTTTGCAGAGCTCAAGCGCTGGATCAACGAGCTACCAGCACCACTCAAAGAGATTTTAGACGTTAAATCAGACCGCGTAAGCCACAAAGCAGCGCCCTCTGAGGCATTCATTAGCTGCCGAACAAGTCGCGCAGAAACGCCCGAGGCGCTCCAGGGCGTCCACTCAGAGAACGTTCTTTTAATTTGCGATGAGGCGTCTGCGATTCCAGAGGCCGTGTTCGAGGCCGCAGCCGGATCGATGTCCGGCGAAAACGCTTGTACGATCTTACTTGGCAACCCAACCCGGAGCTCAGGCTTTTTCTTCGATACGCACCATCGCCAAGCAAATGATTGGTGGACCCGGAAAGTGAGTTGCGCAGACAGTCCGAGAGTGTCTGACGATTACATACAAGAGATGGGCAGGAGATACGGCGAAGAGAGCAACGCATTTAGAGTGCGAGTGCTTGGCGAGTTTCCGGCGAGGGATGATGACACCGCAATTCCCCTCGAGCTCGTAGAAGCTGCGCAAAACAGAGAAGTAGAAATCTTAGAAGACGAGCCGATTATCTGGGGGCTGGACGTTGCTCGTTTTGGTAGCGCAAAAAGCGTTTTGTGCAAACGCCAGGGCCGAAAAATTCTCGCGCTGACGTCATGGAAAAATTTAGACCTAATGAGACTGGCGGGTGCAG